TCCATATAAAAAGCTCACCATCTGTACGATGGGGAGTCGCTCCTGGCTCTCAAAGGTTGAGACGTCGAATCCACCTCTATGGACTCAGACAACTCATGACGGGAGGCGAATCACTCAGACCCAGAACGGCGGCAAGTCCTACGGTTATATTATTACCGAAGAAGTGAACACCGACGAATGGGAACAACTGACATCAGACGGCGGCATGGTCTATCTCATCAGTACATGCAGCAATATACGGGTGAGCAGTGCCGGGTCTTTGGTGCCTTCAGCTTTTCGGGTCTATGCCAAGCGGACGCTTGGTAGCGCCACATTGACTTATCCGGACGGATATCTGACCGCACGGGGGTACAGCAACGGGATATGGAGCGCCATCGCAGGGCCTTCGAGGGCTTCCGAGATTACGGTCAACGCTTCTGCAGGGTATTCAACGTTTTCAGTCCGCTGTTACCAGAGCCAGGCTGACGCTTCGGCATGGAATGACAGTTTCATTGCGGAGATATCAGTGGGTGTCAGCTATGACGGAGCAAGCGGACGAGACGCCAGCGAGCCGCGTCCGAGAGGTTTTTTCGCCAAAGGCAACACATATGTCTGGAATGAAGATTACCATGACATCGTACTGGCCACATTCAACAATCGAACCATTCCGTTTCGGGTACGGGCTTACGGTACGTCGGTCACTGTCGCACCTACCTCGATAGACGGTGATGCTAATTGGGAGGCGGCACAGCAGTTTATGTTTGTAGCTATGGATATGGCTTTAATAAGAAAGATACGTGCCGATGAAATCCTTGTGGATGATTTGGTGGTACAGAACGTATTGGCAAGGGATAAGAATGGAAATGTCACTTGTAACATTGATGGTGAGACTGGAGAAGTCAATGTTCAAGGAAAAATTACAGCGACAGCGGCATTCATAAAGATACATGGGTTTAGTTCCAATGAAGGCTACTTTTACCTGAACCCCAATTTTGGTTCGGATTTTGGCAATGGGCGTCCCAGTAGAATAGGCCAAAGTGAATACATGCTTCCCAGCTCTGCCCAATGTGTGGGTATGAAAATATCCTTGATCATATATAATAATTCTTCAGGGAGCACATATGGCTATGTGTCAGTTGTGACATCGGACGGATTTAATGATATGGAGTTGGTTGACGGTCAATACCATTATTGCAATAAAGCTCATATCACAGAGCCTGGTGTTTATGAATTCATATCATTGGGAGGAGTCTGGATTTCAACCAATAAAAATGGCATTTCGTATTCGTATGCTGATTTGGGTGACCATGATTACGAAAACCCGGTTAATTAACAAACTAATATAAATGGAAAGATGTATGAAAGTTTTTTATGAAAGCAAGTTAGCGAAATGGCTGCTGTGGCAGGGTTACAACACCATCACATTGGGATGTTTCGTCTTCACCAAGAAAAGCAAGGAGGAGATGAAGCAGAGTACACTTAACCATGAGGCGATTCATGTGCGCCAATGGGAGGAATGCATGATTGCATCCGCTGTGCTGCTGACGGTAATCATGCTGTTTACCGGATTCAACTTATGGGTATATCTGCTATGCCCGTTGTGGTTCTACCTCCAGTATGGTGTGGAGTACGCAATATCCTACATGTATCACTTATGCCGTAACCGGTGTTGGATAAATGTAGGTGATAAGGCTTACGGAAATTCCGCGTTTGAAATGGAAGCGGAAGCCAACGAAGAGGTAGACGGTTATCTTGATGTGAGAACTCCTTTTGAGTTCTTCAGATATTACGGAAAATTTTGATTTATAATTTACAAAACGAGTTAATTATTAAAATGTTAAATCGGGTAATATTTCCATCCGGAAATTATGCCCCTTAAATGTAAGAATATGGCAGATAAGCAAGATATTAGAGAGAATGCGATGAGTGGTGGAACACCTACAAGATTACGTGGACTGGATAAAAACGGCAACAGTATATCACCAACATTGGAAGAGGTAATGAACGCAATGGGAATATATACCTATAGCTTTACATTGGCGGCAAAAGAGGAAAAAGACCTTGGCGACTTGGGGTACGGTATGTATTTGCTTGCATCCCCCAACAATGCAGCAACTGCTATATTTGCTTTTGGTTCCTATTCAAAAGGTTTTGTGTCAGATGCAGGTTCAAATTTTTACTGTGATTATACAGATGGGACTAAAGGTGTTGCTTTCGGTCGAAAAACGACAAATGGTAGCTTTTTTATCAAAAACAACAGAAGCACTGAAACATACATAGTTTTAAAAAGGATTGGTACCTTATGATAGTGGTTCTGCAAGCCATGTGGATTTTCATTCTGGTTATGCCCGTTCCGGCCATCTCGGTCAGAACGGGCAGAATACTTCTTGTCAATGCAGTCCATTCATGGGGTAGACTGCATAAAACCTAAACACTTAACTGGAATAATTGGCGGCATTACCCACCAAAAGCATCCGATCTTCACAGACCGAGAATACTTTCATTATTCCAAAGAATAAAATAGTATTAGTTAAGTAGTATATCGGCTAACTATACAAAGTTACAGTATTTAGTCGGAAACAGCAACCATCTAAGTAAAAACATCCCGATACTTCACAGACCGGGATGCAATGCCAAACAAAGAGAGTTTCCGAATGAAAATCAATATGAACAAAATGTCTTTAAACCTTAATGCAACTAATACCTATTGCCTAACCATAACAACTACAAGTTACTGATAACTTTTAAGACATAAACCATAGTACAAAATTGATACCAGAATGATTGCGCAACAATATTGCATTCATTTTCATTAATATAAGGCAAAATCCTCTTTTAACAATACTGTGGAATATTGTGGAGTGCTCCACGGTATTGTGGAATAATTCCACAGTTTTAAGTAAGAGTTACTGACTTCCATTCGCTCCAATTCCCATTCCAGCATCGTCTTACATACATTCCTATCATATTTTCTGGGACAGCTATTTGATACAAAAACACTCCTCCTGTTATATATTTTGCTCTATGATTTGAGTATATGCCAAAAATAATATCTGATGAAATGGGTGGATGATTAATAGTATCAGCGTTAAACATGCCAGAAATTCCATAATCTGTTTCGTTATTCAAATCTGCAGCATATCCTTTACCGAAAGTTTCTGCCACCTCTTGAATTGTCGGTGATATACTGTTGCCGTTTGCCGCCAGTCCACGCAGCCGTGCCGGAGTTCCACCACTCATCGTATTTTCTCTAATATCTTGTTCTGCCATATTCTTACATTTAAGGGGCGAATCCTCCGGATTATGAAAACTTTATGTTCGATGCTTTATTAATTGCATATAAATTCTTACTTTTAAAGGAGAAAAACAGAATCCTATGAATTACGGTTACATCAGAGTGAGCAGTGAGAAACAGACCGTTGAAAACCAACGGTACGAGATAACTGAATACTGCAAGCGCAAGGGGCTCATTATAGATAAGTGGATTGAAGAGAGTGTGTCTGGTGCCAGGCATCCCAATGTACGGAAATTAGGCAAGATACTGAATACGATAGACAAAGGCGATACCATATATGTTACGGAACTTTCAAGGCTTGGACGCTGTGCGTATATGGTTATAGCTATCATATCTCATTGTCTGATTGCCAAAGCCAATATTGTGGAAATCCGTGATGACAAGCTTATTAAAGATGATTCAGATTCTGTGCAAGATACGTTTTTAAAGGTCTTATTTGCTCAAAGGGAGCGAGAAGATATATCAAGGAGAACCAAAGCCGGACTTGCCAGGCGGGTAGCCATGGGGATGAAGCTTGGACGAAAACCTGGTGTTCAGAATTCCCATTATAAATTGACTGGAAAGGAGCGGTTAATAAAAAAGATGTTTGAATACGGCTATTCAAAGGCTGCCATCTGCAGAAGGCTACAATGCAATCCGGTTACTTTGGATAGGCACCTTATCAGAATGTGTTATTTTCTGCCATGCCGTTGAGTTGCATATCTTTGCGTAAAAAATGATTTACGCATACATTAGAGTATCAACAGACAAACAAACTGTTGAGAACCAACGCTTCGAAATCGAGAAGTTTGCTCGTATCAGAGAATTAAGTATTGATAAGTGGATATCGGAAACGGTATCCGGAACCAAGTCCGTCCAAAAACGAAAATTGGGTCCACTTATTAAGAAACTGAAAAAAGGTGATACGCTTATAGCTTCTGAAATAAGTAGGCTTGGTCGCCGTTTGATGGAAGTTATGTCAATCCTCAATACACTTATGCAAAAGAAAATCACAGTTCTAACGGTTAAAGAAAAGTATGAGCTGGGCAATAATATCCAATCTCAGATACTTGCCTTTGCTTTTGGTCTGTCTGCTCAAATAGAACGTGACTTGATAAGTCAGAGAACCAAGGAAGGACTTGCACGAAGGAAGGCTGCCGGACAGAAACTTGGAAGGCACGTTGGCGGTCATAATTCAAAGTACAAATTGACAGGTAAAGAAAATCTTATTCGAACCATGCTCGAATATGGTTATTCCAAGGCAGCTATTTGTCGAAAGTTGAAATGTAATCCGAAAACATTGAACGATCATCTTGTAAGAATGAAATAAAATCTCATATTTTCCTCTATATTTGTAGTAGTCATAGAATTCTAAATAGGCTTTGGGGATTTGGGAAGTGAAAAAAGCCCCCGGCCTGTTTTCAAAAGTAACGCCAATCACTTCAAAAAAAACAATACGCCTATAGCGCGCGACCGGGGGCAAATACCCTCTGCCGCACTATAGGCGATTTTTATTGTTGAAATGATTGGCATTGCAAAGATATAATTTTTTATTGTATGAAAGTGATTGAAATATTAAACTTTAATCGAGAACTATTGAAAAGGCTCCAAGCAGCGGGTATCCGTTTGGAGGATGCCAGCTATATAGACCTATACACTGACTATACTCGCCTTCTGGATCAGGGTGAGAAAGTCTCGTATGTTGTAGCCGTACTATCTGAAAAGTATTCGGTGAGCGAGCGCAAGGTTTATGCCCTGGTAAAGAGATTCCAGAGTGACTGTAAGATATTTGCAGTATGAATGGGCTGCCTTATACAGGAGGGTAGTGTGAGATGAAACAGCCCGCTTATATCAATTAACAGGGAAACAGCTGCAAAAATAATACAGTGTAACTTCCAGTAAAAATTATGCCTTGTACTTTCTTCTATTCAACTTTGTGGCATAAAACAGAAAATAAAGTATGGAGGTTCACAAAAAAACAACTTTAGGTAACTTGATAATAAAAGAAGTTCCAAAGATTTTAGCCAAAGAATTAATAATCGAACACCATTATTCACATAAGTGGAATGATGGTGGTTTCGGCAAGTTTAATTATGGAATATTCAGAGCGGAAGAACCTGAACGATGTTTAGGTGTTGCAGTGTACGGCTTTATGAAAAATCCTTCTGCTAAGATTTTTACTCACCCTAATCCCGGTGCGTGGATGTGTGAGTTGAATCGTATGTGGATAGATGATTGTTTAGGTCATAATGCAGAGAGTATATTAATTGCTGCATCTATTAAATTATTAAGGAAAGCAGATCCTACATGTGTAGCGGTACAGAGCTTTGCTGACGGGCGATTAGGATGTGGCACAATTTATAAAGCTGCCAATTTTACTTATTACGGATTCCATTATACGGTATTTTGCCGCAACAAGAGGTCAGGAGAAATTATACACGAACAGATATTGACGAATACAACATCCCCAACCGGCTATCTACGTACCAATATAGCATTATTAATAGGTGATTTGGATATATTCCGTGTAAAGACATACAGATACATTTATCCGCTTTGTAAGAAGTTTAGATTTTGTCGTGAGCCACAACCTTATCCGGCATACGATAAAGGTGAAGAACCGACCCAATGGCACCGCAATACAGACAAAATAAAATCCAATATCATTAAACTCCTTGATAAAATAGCCGCGTAATTCTATTATGTGCACACTATCCTCAAGCTATACAAAGATACAAATTTGGAATGGTTTGAGGTATTTTTAATCTCTTTTTGAGAACCGTTTAAATGGCATTGGAAAATAAATAAAAAATCACAATTTGTTTTGTGTTAACAAGTGCAAAACACTCACAAAGTGATTTGAAAAAGAATCACGAAACGTTTTGCGGTTTATAGATGCGGCGACTATACTGACAGAACCGCCACCACCCAATCCGGCATGCTTATAAAATGTTTTTATTCTCTTTCTTCGTGCTCTTCGCGCGCACGTATATATATAATGTATAGTTATTTTCTCTCTTTTTCCTTTCTTCAAAATTGTTAATGCGAAATGCATTTATGAATCAGTAAGTTACAAAAAAGTTTCATTTTTATTAAAAAAAATGATAGATATGTTTGGCTTGTATTGTTAAATCCTATACCTTTGCACCCGCTTTCCAAGAGAAGGAAAGTGGTAAGATTGAAATACTGAAACAGAAGTGTGGAAGGTGACACAGAGAAATAAAAAGAGATAAAAATATTTTTCGAAAAACATTTGGAACTTATTAATAATTCTCCTTATCTTTGCAGTCCGACTCGCAAAGAAAAAGAACTTTTCTTGTTTTGCTTTTCTTATCCTTGTTTAAAGGATTTGAAAATACAGGAAAAAGAAAAATAAAAAAAACTTCCGAAAATATTTGGAAGATATGCTTTAAAGTTCTTACC